TTTGTGCCGGGGGGGGGGGATAGTGTGTTGTCGTGTGGGGAGGGGGGAGACGTAGCACCGCTAAGGTCGGTCACGATATTGTTCACGACACGGATAGCGGGCAGACCCAGCGAGGTCATAATGGCGTTCACCGCCTCGAGGGGGATGATACCAGCCACGGAGACCTCCGCACCACCCAGCGACATCTTGTACTTGCCCATCAGCTCCTTGCTCTTGGCGAAGTACTTGAAGAAGGTCGCTTGGCTCATCTCCATCGTACCGAAGTTGAGGTGGCTGTACTTGTTGCGAAGGTTCACGAGGAACTCCACGAGGTTGTCCTTGTCGCTCGCCTTGGCTTCTGCCGTGAGGATGGGGAGGTTCATATCGAGGATAGACACGCCCTTGGGGTTGTCTCCGATGGTCACCTCTGCCTTCCCGTTGAACATGAGGTCGAACAGCACCTTCTCCATACGCTTGTAAGGCGCAACAGAGAGTTCACGGAAGTCGTCCGTAAGCGTGTTCACCACAGCGTCCTGCCCCAGCTGACCAGCGTTCACTCGGTCAAGGATGAACTTGAGCTTCTCGAGTCGGTCGTTATCCATCTGGAAGCGGTCGCCCATGTCTGCTACCTCGAGGGTAGCGTCACCCATAGGCGCACGCCCACGGAGCACCTTGCCTGCGTTGCGGTCAATGACCGAACCCATGCGTACTGCCGAGGTCGTCCCGTAGACGGACTTGAACAGACGGGTGGGAGTAGCCTCGAAGCCCATATAGTTGCCGAGGATGATTTTGCTACGCTCCGTAGCCAGCGCTCGGTCTGCCACTGCCTTGATAAAGCCAGCGTGACCAAGGATGCTATCAATAGTCAATTCCATATCTGTCGGTTTTGGTTAGTTGGTTGGCTTAGACGAAGAGGAAGCGGGCGGTGAGCGCCTTCTTGTCCTCTTCCGTGACTGGGATATAGAGCTTATCCGTATCTACCTCAAAGGCACGACCGAGGGCGGTGATGGTAGCCCCTTCTTCCACCTTGACGGGTGCGTAGGTGAGGTAGTCGGCGCTGCCCTTGGCGGTATTCCCCGTAGCTGCGGTAGCCTCGAAGAGGACTGCACCCTTGGTGAATGCCGTCACGTCAGCCTTAGCCGTGATAGTGTCAAACTCCTCGTCGGAGGTGTCTACGCTGTCGATGGTGAGCGTTGCCGTTCCGTTGGAGAGGAACATACCGCTCGCAAGGTTAGCGTACTTGGACACCTTGACCTTCTTCCCCGAACCAGCCTCTACGACACGCACACGCTTCAGCAGGGTAGCCTTGCGGGTGACCTTGTCGACGGAGATAGGCGCAAGGGGAGGGACTACGGAGCCAGCCGTGAGACCCGTGACGTCGAGGTTGAAACCTCCCGAGAGACGGTAGCCCGTCTCTACGCGATACAGCTCGTGGACGGGCATATACGCGTTTTCGTCATACTTGATTTTTGCCATGTTCTTTTACTTCTTCTCGTTAAGGATTGCCTCCGTACCTTCGTTCACCTGCTTCACGATAGAGGCCATCACGTCATCGTTGGACGGCTCGCCTGCTTCGGGCTTTCCTGCCCCTCCGAAGCGATTGTTGGCGCTCTCGTCTTGGAACTTCGTGTAGCCCTGCTCGATGTTAGCTACCAGCTCGCCTACGTTCGTATCTTCGCCGAAGGTGCGCCCGCTTAGAGCCATGGTGTAGAAGGACTCGGGGATATTCTTTTCTCCGAGGAGGGCGGTGATCTGTGCCAGCTTACCCTCGTGGGAGCGTTGACCGAGGATGAGTTCGATCTGCTTCTGCTGGGCTTCCAGCTGTTGCATCATCTGCTTCTCCCGCTCGGTGGGTTCGTTCCCCTGATTGTCGCTTGGCTTAGGGTCGGTAGGCTTGGGCTGGGTCTCCTTCTTGAGGGCTTCAAGCTCCTTGCGGAGGGCGGAAGCACTCGTGCGCTCCTTATCCACGTCGGACTGATACGCCTTTAGGAAAGCCTCTGCACCTGCCACTGACTCTGCGATACGTTCTTCCTCGGTGATGGTTTTTGACAAGAAGTCGGCTACCCCATCAAACGCCTTTTCACTCACCCCGAGATTGGAGTATCTCTGTTTGAGCTGTTGTAAGATTTTAGTTTTCATATCGTTAAGCTATCAGATATATGCAAATATAGATAGCTTCATATTGGATTTAGGTAGAAATAGAGATATGTTACTAATTCCCTCTATCTCTGTGCTTTTGGGCATAAAAAAGCCCCGCAGAGAGGGTACTCCACGGGGCTATCGTTGTTAGGGGTTGGTTGCTATTCCTTTTCCTCGGTCTTGGTGGGGGTGGCCTTGTCCTCACTGGGCTTGCCCTCCTCGCTCTCCTTGCTAACCTCTTCGGTGCTTGCCTCAATGGTGAAGGGCACGAGGACGGGGTCAAGGCGGAGCGACCTGCCAGCCCTCACCGCTGGCACTTGCAGGGAGATAGCGTGCTTGAGGAAGCTATACCTGCGTGCGAGGTACTCACCGATAACCTCCTCGTGCTTACGGACGGCAATGTGCGCCCCCATAAACACATACTTGAAGGCGACACCCGAGAGTGCAGTCCCCAGCCCTTGGAGGTCTTTGGGGTTGATGCGTGGCGTCATCGTCATCGTGAAGCAGTCATCCACGAGGCGGGCAAGCTCGCCCTCCGCTGCGCTGGTGGACTGGTCCCACGTGAGGTAACGCACGTCTGCCTCATTCCCCGTCATCTGAATGGTCTGCGTCTTGCCCGATTTCTGTACGCCCGACACAGAGCCACGGACCAGCACCTTGGGGAAGAAGTTATCGTTGATGCAGTCTGCGTAGTTGCTCTCCAGCTCCTCGATGCGCTTACGCTTGCTCTGTATGCGGTCACAGAGGGCGTGCTTCATCTCCATATAGATCACGGGCATCTTGTCGAAGCCGTGGAGTTCCTGCGAGATGAGCGTCCAGCCCTTACCCTTCACATTCTCGTAGGTGTAGACGTGGGTAGCGTCAATCTCCATCAGCTTCTCCACCTCCTTGTCGTCTACCTTGACCGAATAGAAGCGATAGAAGGAGACGAGGTCGCCATAGGTATCCTTGATAGGCACTATCCTATCCCCATTGAAGGGTGACCACAGCTCACAGCGGAGGCGTGTATCTGCCCCACGTGCGTAGTCCTTATCCTCGTAGAACTCGGGGTCTTTGACTGCCCACCAATACTCGGCTACAATCGTCTCGGAGAGTACGGCACGCACGGCACGTTGGTTTATGAAGCGTATCTTGTTCTTCGTCTCCGTCTCACGGATAAGGTCAAGCATATACTCCTGCTCCTTCGTCTTGGCTACGGCTTGCAGGTCGGGGGGTAGTCCCACCGCAAAGGCAGTGTGTATCTCTACGATGAGTTGCTCCAGCGGGGAGGAGATGCGGTTTCCCTTCTTCGTTTCGTACGGCGCTCCCGTGCGCCTGCCGTTGACATCTACCTCTTCGTCCTTGACCATCACCCTATCGTCGGGTCGGTGCGCCTCACTCATCACCTCGTGGCGGGAGTACTCCCACTGCTCTCGGAGTACGGCCATGCGCTCCTCCTTGTACTTGGCTCGCACCTTAGGGATAGCGGAGAGCTTCGCCTCCAGCGTCTTGTCTGTCTGTTCCATATAGTCTAAAATATGCCCTCGTAGCTTCGTCTCTGCGTGCCTGACCAGCCGAGGATGTTGCGTAGTATGTAGTAGCGAGTAGCGTCTATGAGGTGGTTGTTAGCGTCTATCGGCTCGTTCGTGTACTGCCCGTCCTTATCCTTAGCCCAGCAATAGTTGTCCAGCTCGTATTGTAGGTTCTTGCTCCGTGCGGTGATGCAGATGTCCATCTCCAGCATCTTGTTGATACCTGCAATGACACTGCCTGCACCCTTGATCACGGGAGAGACACGCAAGCCACCTGCCCTCAGCTCGTCTATGAGGCGGGGGTCGGCAGAATCTGCCGTGATGTCAAAGCTGGAGTACTGCCGTAGGGCTTTGATGATGTCACCGCTCCCCATGTGGGTGTTGTAGCATATCTCGTCAAGGTAGAGCGTATTGCCGTACACACCGCAGAAGATCCCAGCGGTGGGGTCGTTGGTATAGCCGAAGTCCAGCCCCAGCCCGCAGCGCTGTACGAAGTGGGGCATAGAGTCCACCACGGAGTACCTCTTGAAGATAGCCCCCTCGTTCATCTCTGACCACTTCCCGATAACGATACGTTGGTACTTCTCGGGGTTGTTCGCCTTGATGTCCTCAATCTCGCTCACGAACTCCCGAGAGAGGTATTCTAAGTTGTCAAGGTAGGTTGTATGGATGTGTAGCACGTTGGGGTGCGTGCTTATCTGCACCGGGACTCCATCTATCACCTCTATGCGGTGCGTGTCCTTGATGTACTTCTGATAGACGAAGTGGGAGGTGCTGGCTGGGTTCATCACCACGATGACCATATTTTGCACCCCCTTAGTACGAATGGAGAGCACCATCTTATCGTAGTCCTCTTCGCTTCGCCATTCCTCCGCCTCATCGCACACGAACACCGACACGCCCTGGATACTCTTGAGCTTTGCCGTCTGATTACCCGAAGAGGCAAGGATACCCATGAACATAAGCTCACTGCCCGTGTACTTATTGATGATGCGGTCTTTCGTCACCTTGAAGTACTCCTGCGTTCCGTCTCGCTCTATCTTGTCCTCTACCTCGGGGATGATAGACTTACTCGCTGACACCAGCGTGTAGCGAGTGAAGAGTATCTTGCGGTTCTTCTCAAACGTCAAGCGCTCGAGGAAGCGAGCCACCTCAAAGCTCTTCCCCGAGCCTCGCCCGCCCGTGATAAGCACAATGAACTTATCCTTGTTCTTGTAGAGCGGGTGGTAGACGGAGTGTACGGGGGTATTGGTCTCCCTCTCTACGGCCATAACTACTCGGTATTATCTGCTATCCACTTAGAGATAGGTACGCCCACCTTCATCTCTCCGCTGACGTTTACAGATACCTCCTGCCCGAAGCCTGCCATCTTCCCGTACTTCTCAATCATGAAGCGTACCATATTGGAGTCGGGGGGTACAATGTACACTCTGTTCCCATTCTCATCCTCGCCCATCTGCCCCACTGCGAGGAGGTGAGCCGTGTCAAGATACACGTCAAGGCGCTTATCCCACTGCTCACGGAAGATTTCACCTATCTCGGGGTTCTCCTTCTCCCACATGAGGAGGCGGTAGCGTGATACCCCCAACGCCTCAGCCACCTTGCTCTTATTCCCGAACGTGGTCTTTGCGAGCTGGCGGATAGTGTCAAGGGAGGGCGTGTCAAGACGCTTGCGCCCGCCACCTTGTGGGCGTGGGCGAGTGTTATCTTTGGGGGCTGTCGCCTCCTTCTTCGTTGCCTTCTTAGCCATATCCCTATCCTGCTATTAGTTCGTGTACTGCTTCGCCCTTGAGGTACTTGTCCGAGGGGTTGATACCTTGGTCGGGTAGGGCGTGCTGGAGCATTTCCATGAAGTAGAGCTTATTGGCGTAGCTCTGGAAGGAGAGTGTTACATAGGCTTCGCCCTCGTAGTACTCGCCTTCCATCTTTCCTGCCGTCTGCGCTCTTACCTCTTTGACGTGTTCCTTGCGTGCTTGTCTCTCTTCGTCTGAGAGGGGCGTTGCTACGCTTGTGAAGCCTTGTGTTGAGGCTTGGTGGTAGTCTACTATGTCAAATGCTGATGTCTCAGCCATTAGGATGCTTATGTCCGAGCTATCGAGACCTGCGAGGTCTACGTCAATCTCTGGGAGCATCTTTGCGAGTAGGTCGCTATCGAACTCACCTTGTGCGGTGGTAGAGTTCATGAAGATGTTCTGCTCCTTCTCTTCCTTGTCTGTGAGGTGTAGCACCTCTACTCTGATGGGGTAGTCGTTTTCGCTCGTCTCGGGGTCGTAGCGCTGTATCTCGTCTAAGATGGAGAGCCTCTGATGCCCTGATACGAGGTTGCCCGTCTCTTCGTTCCACACGATGCCCCCTGCTAAGCCTATCCGCTTGAGGTTTGCCTTGAGGCGCTTGCGTGCGTCCTCTGAGAGCTTACGGGGGTTGTAGCTTGCGAAATGTATCTCTGAGCGCATCACCTCACGGGCTGGGGCTTGCTTAATCGCCTTGGTCATACTTGGGGTCGTAGTTAAGGTAGTCGAATAGTATCTTCTCTACTTCGGGGAAGCGTGCTATCACTCGCTCGAGGTCTTGCGGGTACTTGTCTCGGCAGAATAGCAGGAACGGGATGTTCGATACGTCCGTGCCTTGGCTCTGTCCGTTGCCGTACTTGAGCGAGGGGATGAGCCTCTTGTGCTTGATGTACGCCTCTACGTCCTTGTTCTTGTAGAGCGAGAGGGGATAGGCTTTCTTCGTAGCCTCGTTGATCATCTCCTGCTCGTAGGTGCGTAGCATGATGCGTCTGTTGAGGCTGTCCGTCTGTTTGAAGCCGTAGATAGCCCACTCTATGCCCGTCATAGCTCGCACGTCCTCGGTGATGTCGCTTAGCGTCTTGATGCGCTGCTTGGGGTCTTGCTCACAGCCGAACGCACCGTCCTTGATGTATTGGGTGAGGGCGTAGTGCGGTACTGAGATAAAGCGAGCCTTGGGGTACTTCTGCTTCGCCCAAATGATATACTTGTCTATATGCTCTAATCCCTCGACCATGTACATGTAGACGCACACGACCTCTTTGAAGTAGGGGTAGCATAAATCGAGCAAGGCGATACTATCCTTACCCGTTGCCGAGTGGAATAGTATCACCTTGTCCGACTTGGACGCTATCTGTCGTATGCACTCAATAGCGAGGCGCATGCTTAGTACGCTGATGCTCTGAGAGCCCTAACGGCACGTGCGTTGGCTCTTCGGTGCGTGCGTCGTGCTTCGCCTGCCGACCACCCACCTGGGCGGTTCTTCACGGCTCGGTTCTCTGCGGAGACGCCCGAGCGCACGTTGTTGTAACGTCGGATGTTATCGCCTTTTGCCATAATGTAAGATAGTTAAGTTGGTTATGATGATACGCACAGCCCTTGTGGCTATGCGGTGCGGTTAGGGTCTTAGAAGTTCTCGACGACGCACACCTTGCCAAGCTCTATGCCCAGCCACTCATCGTCCTCGGTGAAGCCCTCTCTCTCTGCCTCTGCATAGACCTTCTTGCCTCTCTCTGTGAGGGGGCTCTTCTGCTCGGCTTCTTTCGTGCCTGCCCCAGCAAACTCTACCAGCGCACGGGGCGAGGTAGCCGAGTAGCCAGCTTGAAAGAGGACGTGCGTAAATGGCTTCACGCCTACCACAGCGTCGCCCTCTACCTTGAAGAACTTCTTGATGTAGTGGTCTGAGAGGTCACGGAACTCTACCTTCTTGTCGCCCGAGACGATGCGCTCGAGTGGCTCACGTGCGATAGTGAGGTAGACGACGCCCTTAGCGTCGATGCCGTTTTCAGCCATGTAGGCTTGCATGAGATCTGAGTAGTTCATAATCTTGCTTTGTATGTTGTAAAGTTAGTTAATGTGAAATTGGTTTTATGCCTAAAAGCCAATATGTTACTATTTTCTTTGAAATGACAAAGGGAGCGGTGTTACCCGCCCCCTTGATGCTGTTAGTTTTCGCCCTCGAACTCTTCGGGGTGAAGCTTGCGATAGTTCTCTACCGACTTGTCGTAGATGCACTCAAACTCACCACGCTCGCCATCGTTCATCTTGCGGTCGAGCCACTCGTCTCTGAGAGCACGAAGCACATCGTTGTACTTCACGTTGTCTTCTATCTCTTCACCGTCCTCGTCGACTTCGTCCTTCATGAGGTCGTCGACATATACGTCCATCTCGATATCGGCTACATCATCAGCCCAAAAGTATCGGGTTCTGACCTTTATCCAGCCGAAATCACCGCCCTCGTTTCTCGTGTCAATCTCGATAGAGCTGTTTGCCATGAGAAGGTCACCCGTTTCGGCTTGCTTCTCGCAGCGCTTGATAGCCTCGTTGTAGCTGAATTCTAACAGCGTGCGGGCGAGGTCCTCTGCGTCATCTTCGCCACCTACGAACTCTACGAGGTCGTCAACCCTGAGTGTGTAGGTGTCTGCATACTTCTTTGATGGGGTTAGTGCATACTCGCCTTGGCGGTAGCTGAGCTTCTTAGTGTCCATTGTCTTGTCTTGTTTACGTTACGTGTCTCGTGGCTCTCTGCCCTTTGACACTACAAAGATAAGGCAAATGTTTCACACAGACAAATTTTTAGTGAAAAAATTTTCACTGCTTATATATCTGTGTATATATGCGTGTTTAGTTGTTGTTCATGGAGTGCGTTTTATGGTTTATTTTCCATCTTTGCACTATTTTAGTGAAAGCACCACTAAGGCGG